CAAGGAGAGATAAAAAATGATGAAAAAAATATTTTTGCTATGCGCTATCTTAATAACGTGCTCTAGTTGCAGTGAGTTTGCTTTACTGGCTTCAGGTACATCTATTGCTGTATCACAAAATGCATATGTTAAAGCCTATAACGGTGTTGATGTGTTAACAATTATGCAAACCGATAAAGATATAAAGAGACATATGTATGACCAAATACGAGGATTTGATAAAACAAAGAAAAAATAAAGATACTTCAGTTGATGAGATCGCTAAGAAATACAAGATGAGTGTCATGGATGTAAAGATTATGCAAGAATGGAAAGAAAAGTACGAGAAAGAACATAAGCTTCGTCAAGAAGCTGAAACCGAAACGATCTTGGTTAAAGGTATAGGGATGAACTCGCCTGAAATGAAAGCAGCAAAAAATGAAATCAATGATCTTAAAAATAAAATCGCTGATCTTGAAAATACTCTAGAGTCCAAGGATTATTTCGAGAAACCTGATTATAAATTCTTGGTGGAAGAAAATCTGAATCTAAGACGACGGATCACGGAACTAGAGCAAGAAGTTCTAGAGACTAAAACAGACAATATAAAATTATCTCGACAGATTGAAGATAAAATGGATCAACTTAGAAAATCAGGAGTATTATGAGGAGTTTAGATGAGATTGTTACGGATATTAAGACTGTGTTGGAAGAGAAGGTTGCCCAGAACGTTGCGGCACATAATGGTGCTATTGGTTTTATTAACTTTGCCAGCGATACTGGCGTGGCTACTTTAAAACTATCAGGTGCATGTTCAGGCTGTGCCATGTCTCAAAGAACACTAAAAGAGGGTGTCGAACGCCTGCTCAAACATTATGTTCCTGAAGTAAATAGTATTGTCGGTGAAGATGATGAACAAGCAGCGGAACAAGGTTATAAACCTTTTATTCCCAAAGATGAACGAGATGTATAAACCTTTACCCAAACAATTGCGATTAGGTTTTTCTGATATTCATGACATTGGAATTTTTGCCAAAGAAGGAATTGCTCAAGGTACTAATCTTGGCATGACTCATATTAAAGTTGCTGATCATTTGATTCGTACTCCTCTTGGAGGATTTTTAAATCATTCTGATAATGCGAATTGCATCAAAGCTGAACTTAGAATGTTTAACGAGGACGATCCAACAAAACCTCTTAATTATAAAAAATGGAATTTAGTAACAATGAGAGATATTAAAAAAGGAGAAGAGTTAACGTTAAAGTATACATTTTATGACGTATCGAACTGAACAAGATAAAATAAATAGAAAAGAAGCTAATCAACGATACTATAAACTGGAAGAAAATAAACAACAAAAGAGAGATTATATGAAAGAATATGCTAAACGAGATTATGTCAAAGCGAAAGCTAAAGAGTATTATAGAAATAATAAACTTAAGTGGGGCGGCAAGCGGCAAGAATCTAAAACCATTCTCCAAAATCATTACAAGTGGTGTAAAGATAACGATCGTGACACATCCTGGTATCAAGGAACAAGCGTTGCTGGAGGTTATCAAGGAACAAGCGTTGCTGGAGGTGCTCCACCTATTACAGGAAAAACTGAAGAATACAACGAGCAGCTTAACACTGAAAATTCAGAAAGATTTATAAATTATGAAAAAACACGGCAGTAAAGATTTGGAACAAATATATAATGACATCTTTGGTGACGCTGTTAAATACATGCGTGACCATGAAGTTCAAGTTGTGGCTGCAACGTATATGGCTATTGCTATGCGACTTTATAAAACTCATCTCGATGATGAAGAATACAAATCTATGATTCAAACAGTCATGGAAACTGAAGTCAGACCCTACAAGGAGCCTAAATTACATTAATGGCCTCCTTCATTAAATCTACCAACACTCATATTTCTGATTGGAGTTCTCCAGAGCGGAGACTTTTTATAGCCGTACTTAGTCAAGCGATTCACGACGCTTTTTCAAATCATGTTCCTAAATCAGAAAAACAACAAGCTCAATTTTGGTTAACAAGTAATAGCAGAGATTTTAAAAACATATGTGAACATGCAGGAAGAAATGCTCGGTATGTTCTTGAAAAAGTTAGAAAAAAAATTCTTAGAGCTAACGGTTGGAACATTAATATTAGCATGAGAACTACACCTCCTAGAGTTAGGAAACAAAAACATTTAACAGGAAACGCTTATTATGCAGCAAAAAGAGAAAAAGACAGTAGACCAAACAACGCAAGTCAACAATAAAAAGATCGCCATACAGTACCAACTGTTTCGTTGGGGGCCGTGTCTGGTGAAACTAAGCATTTCGAAAGAAAATCAAGAGCTTTTTCTAAAGGAAGCCAAAGCCAGCGTCACGAATTTTGAGACACGACTTGCGGGTATTGTTACCAAGCAGGTAGCCTTTCGAGACTACACGGTATTTGAAAGCTTCTTTGGTAAGATCTTCGAGCTTTATGCCGACGCGCTACAAAAGTGGACGGGTGATGACAGTATCGACTTTAAACAGAAGTATGAACTGGATGCGCTTTGGGCTAATTTTCAAGGACCCGGCGACTTTAATCCACCACATGATCATGGTGGCACGTTGTCTTGGGTTATCTTTCTTGATGTTCCAGAAGAACTCATCGAAGAGAATAAAAAATATAAAGGAAGATCCGCAGGTCCTGGCGGTATTACCTTTATCTATGGTGATGGACCAAGAGAATCGGTGACACACCACTCATTTGTGCCCAAATCAGGAGATATGTACATATTCCCCGCATGGTTGAAACACTGGGTGTATCCATTCAAGAGCAATTGCGTTCGAACCTCTGTCTCGGGTAATGTGCGTGACTATCTTAAAATTAAGGACGTTAAAGGCTTAAAACCCGTTGAAGCTAAAGACGTCATGAAAAAAATAAAAGAACCTGCATTAAAAGGAAATAATTAGCTTGACAGCAATCGCATATTATCCTATAAAGATATAAGAAAGTAGGTGAGAAATATGCAAACAAGTATACAACCAAAAAACTATACGATCAAATATTATTCTAGATCGGATGGTAAAAGGGTCAACCGACCTTATAATCCTCAAAGACAATATGAATTTATTGCAAAGAACGGCAATCTAATCAAATGTTATTGGGACGAAAAAAAAGGTGACTGGAGAAGATCGATTATAGAAAATATCGTCTCTATTAAACCCATTAAAACCAAGAGAAAGAAGAAAGGTAAAAAGTGAGAACCCACACATCTAAGAGGCGCGGCGTTAAGGAGAAGATCCTTGCGTTGCGACAAGAAGGAAACTCTTATGATTCAATTGTAAGAGAAGTTAAAGTAAGTAAAAGCACCGTTGCTTATCATCTTGGGGAAGGTCAGAAAGAAAAAACACTAGGTAGGCAAGCCAAAAGAAAAGAAGGTATTTGCGGAAAAGTACACGCTTTTATTTATACTCCAAGAAAACCTTATAAAGCTAAACTTTATAAGTTGGGTCCCATTCGAAAAAAGGCAAGAGGTTTTGTTTATGGCGTTCATGCTTTAAGTAAAAAAGCTTCTTATCAAGACAGTAAAAACATGCTTAAACATCCCAATCAAAAGGTTTGGGCTTATATCGGAAAAATCTTTCCTGGCATTCAATCTGAAAAAGATGACGTTCAAGCTGTTAATCAATGGACGGAAGAGTTAGACACTGAAAACGATAAACCGTTAATGTTTCCTTACATGCGTTGCAAGATCAGTGGTGATATTTACAATGCTAAAGGTAATGATGTTCAAGCCGATCACATTGATGGCGACCGATTGAATAATCACATCGACAATTTTTCCTTTGTTCATAGCGTCTGCAATTACATGAAAGGCCAAATGAGCTACAGGCAACTGTATGAGAAGGTTTGCAAAATTAAAACGAATTTAGAACGATACAAGGAATTATGGAACGGGTAGGAGAACATTCCGAAGGGATGGTGGTAGGTTCCTGGCACTGTGGAGTGGAAGCAATTCCCTCATGGGTGTCGACGTTGGTTCAGTTGTCTCCGAACCCTGATTTGATTATCACTGTTAAACCGACAACTACCACAAATAAAGGAATTGTATGAAAAAAAGAAATATCTTAGCTTACATTGGTCATAACCATGACAAAGACCGTGTTAAAAATGACTTTTATCCTACACCTTCCAACGCGACTTATGAACTTTTAAAGAAGGAAAAATTACTAAATCCTGTCTATGAATGTGCTTGCGGAGATGGTGCTATTTCCAAGATTTTAATTGAAAAGGGGTATGAGGTTCACTCATCAGATTTAATCGACCGAGGTTATGGTGAAGTGGGCGTCGATTTTCTTGAAGCGAGCGACAAGCGATTTAACACAATTATTACTAACCCGCCTTTTAATTTATCTACTGAATTTACGCTTAAAGCACTAGAACTTAGCCAACGTTATGTGATTTTTTTAAACAAGCTTTCTTTTTTAGAAGGAATTAAACGAAGGCAGACTATTTTTAACCAGAGACATTTAAAAAAGGTGTATGTTTTTTCTCAACGACTTAAATTTGGGGGCAGTGGGCTTATGGCTTTTGCTTGGTACATATTTGATAAGCAATACTCTGGAGTTGCAGAATTGGATTGGATATGAAGAAAATTTGTAAAATAAAAATGAATCGTGTAGAAACTATTCTCATGACGAATTTTCCACACGATATACAGATGACCGCGATGTTTATTTTCATCACGTTGTATCTCGTTATGGACATTATCTTCTGATGAACCAAGAAGAAGTTGAAGAAAGATTATGGCACAATTTAAAGGAATGGAATTTAAAGAAACATATGAAATGGAATAAACAATATAAATACCCCTCAAGCACACGCAGCTTGATTCAAGGCAAAAGGCATTATGATGTTAGCGACGAAATATTACCGAGTGTTACAACGATTCTCTCTGAAACGCAGTCTGCGGAGAAGATGGAGAGTTTGGCGAAATGGAGGCAGAAAGTTGGCGAGAATAAGGCAGCCGAAATCACCAATAACGCTGCCCGCCGGGGCACCGCGATGCACTCGTACCTCGAATACTATGTTCATAATAAAAAGCTTATGGATTTAACCGACGAGGGG